ACTTGCAGCTCAAGCATCTAATATAGCTACTAAGCATATAAACAATGCTAGTTTATTTTTAACATTAAGAATGTGTGAAAATATTTCTAAAAAAATAAAAGATATGTTAGATTATCCTTTAACAGCAAATTCATTAAGAGATAGTTTAAATATATTTAACACTTCTACATTAAGACAAATAGATCAATTAAATCTACATGACTTTGGTATATTTTTAGATTTAGAACCAGATGAAGAAGAAAAAGCTAAATTAGAACAAAACATACAAGTTGCTTTATCTAGTGGTGGTATAGATTTAGAAGATGCTATTGAAATACGTCAAATACGTAATTTAAAATTAGCTAATCAAATGTTAAAACAAAAACGTAGACGTAAGTTGCAAAGAGAAAGACAGATGCAAGCAGAAATGGCTCAACAACAAGCTCAAGCTAATTCTCAAGCTTCTCAAGCAGCTGCTGAAGCAGAAGTACAAAAACAACAAGCATTAACTAGTGAAAAAGTAAACTTTGAACAAGCAAAGTCTCAGTTTGAAATACAACGTATGCAAACAGAAGCTGAAATTAAACGTCAATTAATGGCTGAAGAGTTTAATTATCAATTGCAATTAGAGCAAATGAAAACTCAGCGAGAAACAATGAAGGAGCAAGAAATAGAAGATCGTAAAGATAAAAGAACAAGAATAGCTGGAACACAACAAAGTCAAATGATAGATCAAAGAAAAAATGATTTATTACCTATTGATTTTGAAAATCAAGGAGGACAAGCACCAGTTATTTAGTATTAATTTTTAATTATATTATATTATGTCAACAAAAAAAGCGGCCGTAGAGGTCAAACAAGAAGGTGAATTTACTTTAAAAGGTAAATTAAAACCTAAGCGTAAAGTTAAAGATTTAGGTAAATCTAATACTCAACCAGTAAAAATTGATTTAACTAAACCTGAAGCGCAAGGAGAAGTAATTCCTTAAGTAACTAAAATTGATTTAACAGAAAAACCAAAAGAAGATGCCGTTCAAGAGCAAAAAACAGAGAAGCTACCTGATGATAAACAAACCGGAGATTTACCAAAGGTGGAAGAAGAAGTACGGGTCAGCGATACAGATGTTAAAGAAGAATCTCCAATCCAAGTAATTGAAGAGATAGTTGAATCAAAAGAAGAACCAAAAAAAGAAATTGTAAAAGAAGAAACTGTAGAACAACCTAAATTACCAGAAAATATAGATAAACTTGTAAAGTTTATGGAAGAAACAGGTGGTACAGTTGAAGATTATGTAGAATTAAATAAAGATTATTCTAAACTAAACAATGATCAACTTTTACATGAATATTTAAGAAAAACAAAACCTCATTTAGACTCAGAAGATATTAATCTTATAATGGAAGATTATAAATACGATGAAGAGTTAGATGAGCAAAAAGACATACGAAGAAAAAAGCTAGCTTATAAAGAAGCGGTTGCTGGAGCTAAGCAAGATCTAGAGAAAAGAAAAAATCAGTACTATGCAGAAATAAAGCAAAGACCTGGTGTTACTCAAGAGCAGCAAAAAGCAATGGACTTTTTTAATCGTCACAACAAACAGCAAGAAACTATAAAGCAAACTCAAGAGGACTTTAAACAACGTACTGATACTTTATTTAACACTGATTTCAAAGGTTTTGATTACAGTGTAGGAGATAAAAAATTTAGGTACAAAGTTCAAGACCCGAGTAAGATAGCTGAAACTCAATCTAATATTTCTAATTTTGTAAATAAATTTTTAGACAAAGATGGAAAGATTAGTGACACAGCAGGTTATCATAAAGCTTTATATGCTGCGATGAATACTGATAAATTAGCCTCTCATTTTTATGAGCAAGGTAAAGCAGATGGTGTTAAAACTATTGTACAAAAATCTAAAAATCCAAGTGCAGATGCACCTAGGCAAGTTGCCGGTGGGGATGTCTACGTGGGAGGTTTTAAGGTTAAAGCTGTTAGTGGAGCAGATTCATCAAAATTGAAAATCAAAAAAAGAAAATTTAACTAATTAAAAATTATAAATTATGGCTTTATCCCCACAGTTTGGGTCGTTAGTACCTTCCCAATCACAACAAGCATTAGCTACTAATTATTTGCAATGGACAAATAATGGTGCAGGTGCGGGTATTCCAGCTAATTTCGCAGATTTTGCTCAGCAATATCTACCTGAAATTTACGAACAAGAAGTAGAAAGATATGGTAACAGAACGTTATCTGGTTTCTTAAGAATGGTCGGTGCTGAATTACCAATGACAAGTGACCAAGTAATCTGGTCAGAACAAAATAGATTACATATTGCATATGATGGACTTACATTAGCTGGTGCTAACGTTATTAACTGGACAGGTACTGCTGCCGGTGTTGTTAACGTTATATCTCCAGGAGCAACAGTAGTAGTAATGGATGACTTTGGAAACGAAGTTAAATGTTATGTTTCTGCTTCTACTCCAGGTGCTGCCGGTGTTGGTACAATTACAGCTTTACCTTATACTGCTGCAACTATTGCTGCTGCTGGTTTAGTAGGTTTAGTAAAAGTATTTGTATACGGTTCTGAATACGCAAAAGGATCAACAACTCCTAACAATACGTCTGGAGCTGGTGTTGCGGCTAACGGTTATGTTAGTGTTACTCCTTCATTTACTCAATTTTCAAACAACCCTCTTATCATTAGAAACAAATACGTAATAAACGGTTCTGACACTGCTCAGATCGGTTGGGTAGAAGTTTCTACTGAAGATGGAACAGGTGGTTATTTATGGTACCTAAAAGCTGAGTCTGAAACAAGACTAAGATTTGAGGACTATTTAGAAATGATGTGTGTTGAAGGTGAAATCGCTGCGGCTGCTTCTGGCGCACTTGGTAACGGGCAAATCGGATCGCAAGGTTTATTTGCTGCTGTTCAAGCTAGAGGTAACGTACAAGTTGGATTCTCTGCTGCTGCAGGTATTAGTGACTTTGATGATATTCTTAGAAACTTAGATACTCAAGGAGCAATTGAAGAAAACATGTTATTCTTAGACAGACAAACTGCTTTAGATTTTGATGATATGCTTGCTGCAATCTCATCTGGATCTTCAGGTGGTACTGCTTATGGATTATTTGAAAACTCAGAAGAAATGGCATTAAACTTAGGTTTTAGTGGTTTCAGAAGAGGTTCTTATGATTTCTATAAGACTGACTGGAAATACCTTAATGACGCTTCAACTCGTGGTGCTATGACTGGACCAAACTCTATTGAAGGAGTTTTAGTTCCTGCTGGTACTACAACTGTTTATGATCAAATTTTAGGAACTAACATCCGTAGACCTTTCTTACATGTAAGATATAGAGCGTCTCAATCAGATGATAGAAGAATGAAATCTTGGTTAACAGGTTCTGTTGGTGGTGCATTTACTAGTGATCTTGATGCAATGGAAGTAAACTTCCTTTCTGAAAGATGTTTAGTAACTCAAGCTGCTAACAACTTTGTATTATTCAAAGGAGTGTAATCATTCACATTAATAATACCTCCATCTTACGGTGGAGGTTATTATTATTTTTTTAAATTATTTAATTATATTATATTATGGCTAAAAAAGCAAAACAAGAAATAGTGGAAGAAGTAGTTGCGGTTGCAACTAAACCACAACCAAAACCAGTTAAAAAAAATAACTGGGAAGTAAAAGATAGAGTTTATATACTTAAAAATGGTCACGAACCATTAACATATACAATTCCATCAAAACATACTAGAAGACACCCTTTATTATGGTTTGATGAAGAAAAACAAAAACAAAGAGAATTAAGATATGCTACTAACATGAGTAGTCCCTTTGTAGATGAACAAAATGGAGAAGTTACTTTAGGGCATATTACTTTTAGAGATGGAACACTTAGTGTGCCTAAAGAAAACATAATTTTACAAAAATTATTATCTCTTTACCATCCAATGAATAGAAAAAAGTATTCTGAATTTATACCATCTCAAATAGCAGAAGATGAATTAGATGATATAGAGTGGGAAATTGAAGCTCTTAATTTAGCAAGAAACATGGATATTGATATGGCAGAAGCTATTGTAAGAGTTGAATATGGAACAAAAGTAAACAGCTTATCTTCTAAAGAATTAAGAAGAGACTTATTAAAATTAGCTAAGAGAAATCCTAGATTATTTTTATCATTAGCTGCAGATGAAAATGTACAGTTGAGAAATTTTGGTATAAATGCTGTAGAAAACGGTATTTTAAGAATATCTCCAGATCAAAGATCTATACATTGGGCTAGTAATGATAGAAAATTAATGACAGTTCCTTTTGATGAAAACCCTTATTCAGCATTAGCTGCTTGGTTTAAAACAGATGAAGGAGTTGAAGTATATAAGTCAATAGATAAAAGACTAGCATAACACTAAATGATACAAGGCGGATTCGTCCGCCTTTGTATTAAATTAATAAAAATATAATGGCAGTAAACGTAAACACAGTATACCAAACAGTGTTGTTAATTCTCAACCAACAACAAAGAGGATATATGACACCTGACGAATTTAATAAAGTTGCTGCGCAGGTACAATTAACTATATTTGAAACTTATGCAAGTGATTTAAATCAACAATATAGAGTACCTCAAAACGATACTGATTATGGTAATCGTATAAAAAATATACAGTTAAAGTTACAACCTTTTCAAAAATATATTAGTAATGCTACTTTAGCTGGTGCTATTACAGGCACAAATCCTTTTACTTTAAACATATATGATTATACAAATCCTACAGCGCCAGTTGCTGGTATTTTAGGTGATTTTTATAGATTAGGTTCTGTAATGTATAGAGGTACAGAATTAAATCAATATGCTCAAAGAAGTGAGATAACACAATTATTACTTTCCCCGTTAACTCAACCATCAATTAATTTTCCTATATTTTTATATGAGGCAGGTGCAACTGCTACTCCTAATAATGGTTTACTATATGTTTATCCAACAACTATTATTGATGCTAATGATATAAATATAGCTTATCTAGCAACACCTAAAAATCCAATATGGGCTTTTACTCAAGTAGTAGGAGGTTTACAAGGTGGAGTTTATTTATACGATGCTGGACCTTCTCAAGATTTTGAGTTAGATATATCTGAGCAAACGGAAATAATATTAAGAATATTAGCATATGCTGGGGTTATAATAGAAGATCCAACAATAATACAAGTAGCATCTCAGGCAGTTGCTTCTGAAGATGCAAACGAAAAAAGTTAATAAGATATGGCAATACCAAATGGTGGATTAATCACCGAAACTAATGAACAATATTACGCGGGAGCGCAGGGATTTGTAGTAAGTAATGCATTGGGTCAAAGTGATTTTACTTTTACATTTAATACAGATTTAATATTAGGTAGTTCTGATCCAAC